CCTCTACCCCTAACCTTACTCTTTGCAACAACTAGGGGGAAGCCATTATCAAACCCAATAGAGCCATCGTCAATGAACAATCTCTTGATGCGATATACTTGTTGTTGAGTGCTCCACTTATTACTAGCTGTAGAGTCACTAAACTCCCACTTGGCCCTCATCAAGCAGCCACTAGCATTAACAGGTTCTCCATCAACTGTGATGTCTGTATCTGTCCTGTTCATAAATGTGGTTACGTACAACGCTTGCATGTTCTTGCTAAACCCTGTCGGACCCGGAACATAAGTGGTTTCTACATAGGCAGGAACATCAACCCCAACCCCATCCACACTCCACCAGTCATAAAACTTCTCTGGGGCATCTCTGGTTGTTAGCATATCACTAAACGTAACATACAACTTACTAGAGACAAATCTAGTGGTAAGTAGTTTCAATGTGCTATTGCCATTAGCAGGGACAGTAAGATTGACAATGATTTGGTTGCTACTACCATCAATGGCAGTGTCTCCATTGGATGCTATTACGTTATATTCCTGCTCTACAGCCCCACTCTCTTTAGTGACGATTGGGGAGACAATGTAGGGTGAATCGGCACTGAGGTTGGCAAAGGAGAGGGTGTAGAACGCTTTCAAACGCACATCAAACACCAATGCCTTGTTCTTCCTATACCTACCCTCTGTACCTGCATTATTAACCAACCCATCCCCATAGAGCCAAGTGATGAGTTTGTTAGCGGGGTCATACACCCCTTCAGCATACCTCTTACCAAGCGTAGGGATGTTGTTGTATGCCTTCTTAACCACTGTGTCAGAGTAGTTAACAATTTGGACACCAGAAGGGCTATTAGTGGGTTCAAGAGAGTAGATGCCATTGTACGACCAATACATCACACCCGCATCTGTAACCACTACAGTTTTGTGTCCAACACACCCAACACTGCTAATCTTGGTTACTTCATACCCTGTTGCAGAGAAGCCACTGTTAGCTGTCCCTGCAATCTTCCATACACCGTTGGAGGCAAAGACAACAACACCGTTAGCTGTAGCCAACAACTCCAACACTTCACCACAATCTTGAATTGCGACAAAACCCCCATCACTATCCACAATGTCGTTCAACACTTCAGAAGAGGGGTCTTGGTCTTGGTAACACTTCCCAAACTTACCTGTGTCTGTAGCCACTTGGGAGAAGAACACATAGTTGGATAGCAAAGTGGATTCTTTAACCCCCGCATACCAAGCTCTCCCTGCAAAGAAGGCACAAGCCTTAGGGCGGTAGTTTTCTGTTTCTGTCGGGACATATGTAGCAGAAATACCAGAAGCTGTAGACCTATCCCTAGAGAAGGCATTCAGAATAAACCTCCCCTTGGCAGCGGGGGAGGTTCCAAAGTCTTGCTTCTTCAGTAGGGCAGCTTGGAAGTCATCATTGGTATCCTTGCCATAAATCCAACTCTGTGCATTAGAAGGACTGCTACCTGCTGCCCTGTATGTAGCTAGGGTGGCTGTAGTCCATCCTTGGTTACGAAGGTTGTATTCATGCTTATACCAAGGAGCAGTACCTGCACCACCGGGGTCTGCCGCAGAAGGTTCTGCATCGACAGCAAACCCATCAGAAACCCCTACAAAGTCTCTGAATTGGAGAGAGACAACAGCAGTGGTAATTGTGGTGCTATCAACGTATGTTACTAGAAGGGGGTTTGTGTCTTCTGATACGATGAGGAGTTTCCCTGCGGCTGTAGTACACTTAATTGTGCTAGTGCCAATTGTAGAGGGGTTAGACGTTGGCTTGATAGCAGTGCCCGAAGAATCATTACCACCCAAATCAATTGAGAAGCTATACTTCCGACCACTAACCGTACCACCAATAGCCTCGTAGAAATACACATATCGACCAACTTGGGCAACAATTAGGTTGAGGTCACCATCCCCATTGACAGCATCCCACATAGATGTGGAATATGCCCAAGCCAAATCATTAGCACTTGAAGCTCCACTAACTTCATACAGTGTGTTGTTAGCCTCATAATCAACAGCCTTGCGTCTATACAAGATGCCGTCAATGTTAGGCTCAAGGTTGTCGCCATCTTTCCAAGTGTTAGGAGGGGCAGTAAACCACCCCGCCTCAGAGTTCAACCCCGCGACAAACGTGTAAAAATCTTTCTGATCTGGTTGAACAGCCATTACTACTCCTTACCTGATAGGCTCATCTGTACCATACTGAGAGACTACAGCGTTCTTAAGAGCAACGTGTGAAGTGAAGGCCATATTCAATCTGTCAGGGAGTCTCCCCCCTTTTTCAAACCGAACACGCAGAAGACCCGTAGGTTCTCTTTCAATAAGAAACTTAGGAAGTTCTCCCGCCTCCTTCTTCTCTTCCAACTTCTCTTTAGCTTTAATGCGCTTAGCTTCGTGTTTCTCTCGAATCTTGTCAAACGATTCTTTGTCAGCTTCGTTGAGTGCCATGTCTATTCCTTTTTATCCCAAGGCATAATAGGAAGTTCACCCTTCCATTTACCCTTGTTTGCGTCTTCAAGTTTAGGTGCTTCTTTCTTCTCTTCTTGCTTCGGAGCTTGTTTCTCTTGCTTCATAATGGATTCAATAAAACCCATTCTTCCAGACAGCGAATCCACCCCTTGTCTAGCTCTAGGTTTAGCGTCTGCCATAGTTTATTAGCGAATTATACTTCGCTTCTCCTTTCTCGTTGCGCCATGCTTCGTTACGCAGCATCACTCTACCCCTCTGAGCTTTCCTCTCCTCCCTAGCATTACCTTGCTGCTTCAGATTGAGGAAGCAGGAAGCCTTAGCTTCAGCAAGGAGGGTGGGGAAAAACTTCTCAGGGATGTCGGGGATGAAGGAGTCTTCATGGGTCCATTGTGCAATTGAGAGGACATAAGCACTACTCTTGTTCCCTACGAGTGTTGTATCAACAGCAGAGTCATACCCATCAAAAACCATAGTTTCATCATCATAACTCGTCCAATAGAGTGGGTCACGATTGATAACGAACTTGTCCGCATTGACAACTCCTGTCTGCTCTACACGCATACTAACCATGTCATCAAACTCTTTGGGGTCTAGGTAGGTAATTTCTACCCCATTATATTTAACCCAATAGAGTTTGTTGCTATTTGTAGGCATCTGCATGTGTGTGGGGTTGTTAGTATCTCCCAACCCTAGCAGAGTTGTCTTTTGTTTGAGGAAGGGCCATTCCCGCTGACTCATCAAGTCGTAGTAGGCTTCACGAACAAACTCCGCTACTTGTTCTCCCTCAATTGTGTCAGAGATGGAATTGACTGCATCACTATCCATACTAGACAGGATATTACCAACCATCTCCAACAATGTAAGCTTAGCCATGTTAAGATTCCTTATGGAAACTGAACAGAGACAGGTAGAAAGAATAGATACGAACGTCACCAGACGCCCCTGCATTCTTTACATACACTTCTACATAATCAGACGGTGCAAGAACAACATCATACACCATACCCATGTTGTTCTTTGTTCCACTGCTAGCTGTAGCAACAATTTCACTGCCAGTAAGCAGTGTGCCGTTGCGGTAGAACGCTAGTTGGACATCTCTACCACTACCAGCAGCTTGGTCAAGAGAGATAGAGGCAAGAAGACGACAATGCCGGTCACCAGTACCAGAGTAGGTAATACGGGCATTTGTGCCCTCAGTCATATCAGAAGGATCACCACCAGCAACAGTGGTGGGTGCTACCTTTGTGTAGACAGACGGGTAGGTAATCGTGTTGGGTGCAGCAAGATTGGTAAAATAACAACTACCATGCGCTGTGCGTGTGTAGAGGAGATTACCTGCCCCATCCACACTAAGAATATCACCAACTGTACCATTAGTGGTAAGACCAGTCAGTGTTTGAAGAGGAACCTTAGCCCACGAACCACTACCTGCACCATCACTAACATAAACCCTATTAGCAGATGCAGCAGCTACCCCTTTGGGTTCGTGCAAGTCAGTACCTGTTAGTGCTGAGTGTTGTACGTTAGCCATTACTTATTCTCCAATGAAAATGGGGAGGAAGCCTTGTGAGCCGCCTCCCCACACACTACACCTTGTTAGATGTAGGTAACAACCAGAGTCGCATCACCGGCTGTGAAGGTGCCCGAAGTACGGACATCAATTGTGTCAGCCGAAGAATACAGCTTCAACTCTTGAGCCGTAGTATCCGTACCACCCTTGGTGTAAGCACCCGTGGCGGTAAGCTTGGCACCTGCGGTGAGGTTGGCTGTAGCGCCTTGCGTACCGTCAATGAAACCAGTAGCAGACGAACCATCGCCGACAGTGATGTTAGTGCCACCAACCCAAGCCGTCCCAACAACCAGAGACACCATGAGGATGTGGCTACCTGCCGGAACAGGCACATTCACCGCATCGTTCGTAACAGCATCTTTGTAGTTGAAACTAACCGAGGCCGACTTAACAGCACCCGCACCACCGTAGTTCTTTTGAACGCTACCCTCACGAACGGTGAGGTGGGGGCCGAAGCCCACAACCAGACCATCCGGGTTAGACCAAGTAGCGCCGCGTCTTTGTGCAGTAGACATATTTCTATCCTCCTAATTAAGCAACAGTGTTGGGCGAGAGAACCACAACAAGCGACTCAGGACGATAGAGCTTCAGTCCGAAACGTGCATTCATCACGTACTCGTCACGACGCAAATCCTTGTTACGCTCGTATTCAACTCGCGGCATTTGTCTCCAAGCACCAACAAACGGTGTCTCATCCTGACCACCAAGCGAGAAGAACAGGTTCTGGGCAAAGCCAGTAGTGGTAACCGACGTACCACCAAGACCGGAGTTTTCATCCGAAGCCGTAGTAGCAAGGTAGTTAGAAACATACACGTCAAAGCCGTAGATGTTCTTAACAAACGACATACCAGTTGTAGCATTGACAAAACCAGTGTTGATGATGCCCTCAAAGCGCGGGTTGTTCGACACGTTGGTGATGTTGGTCAGAGTGTTGATGACATACTCTTGAGCCGGATCAATGATGGCAATACGAGCACCCGAAGTGTTCGCCTTGTCCAGAGCAAATTTCGCCTTAGCGAAGTCAGCAAGGGCGAGGTCGCCAGTGGTAGCAGTCGAGCCAACAAAGCGGTGTGCAGCACCGTTGATGGTGTTTGCATCGTTCAGAGTTTGCGAACCACCCAGAGCGAAGATGGATGTCTCCATATTCTCTTCGATGGCACGACGCATCTTCGGAACAAACGACGCAATCAGTTGATCGGCGTAATAGCTGTCCTGCTTCGCCTTATCGGTGATGTAGGTGGCAGCTTCAACATAACGATCAATTGTGAAGTTGAATTCACCAGTGTCAAGCGCATCATAAACAACCGGGTTAGATTCGGTTGCTTCACGCATCGGCATATCGCCAATCGACGGAATAGTGAATTGGTTGCCGTCAGGGAAGCCCGAAAGCCACTTGACGTATTTAGTACCCTGAAGCTTGTCCTTCAGGATTTCTTTAATCTGGTCAGACCAGAGTTCAGCACGAACGAGGTTCGCATTTACTGCCGAGTAATCCATACCCATTTCTCTTGCTCCTTGTTACCGACCGTAATAGAAGTCGGGATTGTTTCTTACCGCTTTGTCCATCCCAATCTGAAACTCTTGCGAGTAGTATTTGGAAGGGTCTGTGCGTCTGATTTTGTCAAAATACTCCTTGGCCCCTACAATGTTCTCCCGATTACCGGGCTGCACATTGATGGCAGCACTATTCAGAGTAGAGCGGTCCATCTGCGTAGTGTTCTTAGGAACGTTCGGCGCAAACAAACCAACAAACTTATCCGGATCAACAGCAGCAAGTTTCATATACGCTTCGTGGAGTTCTGGTGTGGTTGCAGCCTGCTTATAAACTTCAGCAGCCTTCTCCCCAAACACTTCCTTCATCTTAGCGTCAGCTTTACGGATGTTCCCGTCCCGCTTACTCGCTGTCTCTCTACCTTCAATAGTTTGCTCAACAATCTTCGCAATGTCGGTTACAGAAACGGGAGTGTTATCACTCGAAGCAACCGGGTCTGGTTGTTGTCCTGTCCTACTTTGAAGACGTTCAAGTACCTCATCAATCGTCTTGGCTTGGGTCGCTTTCTCTCGCAGTGTATGATTCTCTTGTTTCAGAGTTTCGATGAATCCATCTGCGTTGATATACGCCTTAGCCAGTTCACTAACCGACTTGTACTTTTTACCCTCACCTACAAGGGCACCCAACAGGGCGTTGTCTTCCTGCTCAGTAGCGGGTGTGCCACTGGCTGCATTGGGAATAGCAGCTTCATTACCTACAGGCTTGTCACCTTCAAAAATCGTTTCTTGCGTCATTGTCTGACCTCCATTGTTGCATTAGTACAACATTATATACAAAAGGTTCAATCTACTTCTTATAAACACTAGTGTCGATAGAGCCGGGAGTTTGTCCTTGGGCATACAAACTAGTTTCGGAATATGCTACATTACCAAAGGATTTGGCATTAACAGCCCCTGCTCCTTGGTTCATAGCCGGACCCGGAGGTGGTTCTTCAGGCGGTTTTGGAAGAAGGTCTTTTCCCCAATCATCCACTTTATCCCAAGCATCATCCACTCTGTCGTTAAATTTCTTAACCACACTGGGTGTCTTAATCCCCAAACCACTACTACCAGTGATTTTGTTAATTCCAAAACCCATTTTAACTCCTCAAACTTTCTGGCAAAAGAGCCAAAACTTCTTCAAATGCCTGCTTCTTACCTTGTTGATATACCATCTTTTGATAATGGTTAGGGCAATCAAAGTCGTCTGCCTTAACCCTATCATTCTCCTCAACCCACTTGGTTAGGAGTTTATGCAGGGCTTCCAACGTATACCCTGCATTATTCCACATCTTGACAAACTCTTCTTTCGTACAACCCTCTGGTCGATTGTTAACTAATAGTGAGTTCAAATTGGAATATCCTCCGTAGGAATCTGTCCTTCAACTTGCATGTCTTCGGATGATTGGTTGATGAAACGTTGTGTCTCAGCCTGTTCAAACACCTGTGCATTATCCTTGACAATACCGTAGTTCTTCCACCCAAGGTTGTCTTCAAGGGCTTTGGCAACTGCCTTACCAGAGATGTGCGCTGCAACACCCGGAATAGCTTGTACAGTTTGGATGGTTTGGGCAAGTTCTTGGACAAACCTAGCTTGTTCTGCAAAGTGCCTAGCCCCAATCGGGTAAAGTTTGCCGGTTCCTACCAAGTCGTCCTTCGTAACTTCAATAAAGATTTCTGCACCGAATGTAGGATCAAGAGTCTTGATTGACTCAACCGCACCAAAGTTACGCCGCGCTTCCTCAAACATGCTGTTGAGGAGCGGCTCAAGAATGTTCTTCTCAAACCAATTGACCTTTGATTGGAAAATACGTCCCGCTGCATTCTCCAACGTCTGAACCTCAAACTTCGTCTTTTCACCGGGAGTACGAATCCCCATCGCCTGTTTTGGAGCACCTGCAAGTTCCTCCATTCTATTCATCAGTTCGGCAATTTGCATGTCTGCTTGCAGAGCCGCACCATCTGGTCTGATGAATTCAACATCCCCCTCATCGCCAACAAAAATCATGGCACCGGGTTCAAACTGGAACTCTTCAACCGTGTTACCCTTAACCTTAATGACCGGGTGGGCAATTTGGTCAAACACGTCTGCCTTCAGATTCTCAAGGTGGTCAATGCGATATTGCATACCTATGAGTTGATCCAACGGACCCTGCGCCCACAGGTTGTCGGGTCTAAGACGCCATCCACAATGCAGGTATGGCTTCTTACCTAGCCATGAGGGGTTAATGGTGTTCCTAAGAACCCACTTCCTATCAATGATGGTGATAATTACGTCTTTGTGATTGACACCTGTTTCATGGTCGTATACATCCCCATAAAACTCCAACAGTTCTACAGCATCACTATTGATGTATTCTTCAATGGACCCAAACCCATCAACAGACAACCCATCGTTCTTCATCATCTCAGGGTCATCACGATAGTTGGAGCGCATCTCCATTGCCTTAGCCACAACAGTTTTGTCATAGCCAAGGGTAGGACGTGTCTCTACATCATCAATGATGTCGCCACAGGTTTTTAGAACACGTCTGATGAAAGGGCTACGATCAAAGCTATCAGACAAAGGATTAAAAACACAGTCAAGAGGAGAGGTACGGAAGGCTCTTGGGCCAGTGTACATATTGATAACTTCCCCATCAGCAGTCTCCTTAATTTCACGAACAAACTCATGTCCAACAATTACGTTACCATAGTCAATATAGTCGTAAACAAGCTGCGACACAAGTAGTTGGAAGTTGGATGCCTTCAACTTGTTCTTCATGTAATTGGTAATGGCAACCTTCTTGTTCCCTGCATCAGGGGTTTTCTCCTGTGCTTCCCACACAAACCAATCTTCAGAAGGGAACAGAGCAGCCATGTAGTTGGCGTGAAGGTTATCTCTAAGTTGGGTCAGCTTCGGAGTGACTGTAGAGTTCTTCCATTGGACTGTAGAGGTTTTGCGTGTGTCTGTAGCAAACAGATATTCACGCAACTCCTTCTTCTCCTTCTTCCAGTCAATACGGGCAGCATCCCAACGCACCCACATATCTGTGATTTTAGCCGCCAAACATTCGGCGTTATATTTACTTTCGATATTACTGTGCATATGCCACTCCACCGAACTTATTAGAATACACTACATTAGTCTTCCTAGACCAAATACCCGCTGACTTAATCGGGGGTTTTGCAATTTCAACACATGCTGCCAAGCAGTCCTTTACGTCATCATGCTCTGGGTTAGACATCACCAACTCCTCTTCGAGCACTTGACAATTACCACCCTTATAATGCCAAATCATATTGTTGCTATATCTTGGTTCGAGAATAGAAGCAATACGTTCCTCTTTAGACATTCCTCTAGGAGGATTATATTCGTCAATGGAGAACACAATGTTTTGCTGCTTCATATAGTCACGAAACTGTGAAACAATCAGGCGCTGAGCAGCCACTACTTCCGCCCTCAGCTTCCTAAACTTCCATCTCCTATACATAGCAACCACATGCTCGTACATGGTACTAATCTTATTTGTTTTGAATCTGTCAATATCCAAAACATACATCGTGCCGTCCTCATCTACCCCAACAACTACAATAGCAGTGTAATCAGAAGTATTAGAAACAGTGTATGCAAAATCAATTGCCGCATATATATTCAGTAGTTTCTCACCAATATACCACACACCACTAACAGGGGTAACTTTCTCCCTGTCAAAATACTGAAATCTACTCTTGTCAATGTATTGGGTTTCTACGGCATTGGGATTGTTATAGTATTGGGCATAAAATTGGGTAACATCCAAATACTTGGCTTTCTTTCTAGCCAACTCTCTGTCATCAAACCCAAACGCCTTACCATCCTTGCGGCGTTGTCTAGGCCACAAAAACTCCCCATTAACCTCTACTTCTCTCTCAAACACCTCATAGACATTAACCTCAACATCCTCATCCTTCTCTTCATCGTAGTAGGATTCGGTCATCTCCAACAAATCCTTGTACAAATCTTTAGGATGATAACGAGTACCAACCACCCACTCTTTAGCCCCTGTAGTCTGGATAGAAGCCATCTGTGAATAGGTAGCCTTAACCTGATCCCTACCTGTGTCCGTGTAAGCGTTGCTAGGCACCACTACGTCATCTAACACTGCCACTTGACAATGAAGACCAGTAAGGTTAGCGGTTAGACCCGCTGCCTTCACTGTACTATCTCTAACAGCTTCTGCTTTGCGTTTAGGATGATCTACACACAACTCATCCATCGACCACTTCTCTCTCTTGTTCTCATTCTCATTAACCATCTCAGGCCAATAGAATCTGTACGCATCACAAGTGAGGATGTCCTTAATAGCCTTAAGCTGCTTCTCAGCCAAGTCTGCTGTAGCTGACACATATAGGATGGTTGTCTCAGGGTGTTTAGTAATCCACCAAGCAACCCTATAAGCAATCATCTGTGACTTCTGGTGGTCACGAGGCAGCAACACCAACTGATTATCCTTAGCATCAGGACGCTGCCACCAAGCGCACAACTCCTCGTGCACCGCACCAAGCATACGATGGGGAGCCACAAGGCGGATGAAAGTCAGCAAATCCTCTTCTGCTGCCTTCTTGATTAGTTCTTTGTCAGAACTAGATAGTTTAGCCATGCACAGA